TGGTGTCCCCTGCAGACACCTAATGAATGTCGTAAGTGCAGGGGATTTATGATGAATTACAGGAGTGAAGAATTTTATGCCCGCATTTATGCCCACAAAGGCAATTCATGAGACATTTTGAAGGGGTGAGAAGTGGCTGCGTTTCCAGTTTTGATAGTCGGCATAAACCCACCTGGATGCGCTGCCGATTTTGTGCGGGGAAGGCAATTTACCTTTCTTGATTTCTGAGTAAATGAACGTTTTACCCATGCCAGAATCCTTCATCATGAACTTTAAGTCAACAAGTGAGTCGTCGCGTAATTCGCGCATAGGTTTTATCTCCGGTTTGGGAATCGAACCTGGAAGGAAGGGATATCTTGAGAAATGCACAGGCCTCATCGAGTGTGAGGCTGTGTGATTCCATAGTTAGTCCTTGCGTAGCTCGCTGATTCTTCTGTAAGTCTCTGGTGCTTTGTTCCCATGCACCTTCATTTCAGACTTCAACAGCGCAACGAGGGAATCCCATTCGTTGAGGAGGCCTTTGAATGCCGGAACGCGCTTCGCAACCTTGTCGAATGAATCTCTGATTTCTGGAATCTGCTCAACAAGTGCAACGCATCGCCGGAAGTCTGCTGCGTCATGGGGAGCGCCGAAGTGATGACCATAGATATTCTTTTTCAGGCCACATGCGATTGAGGCAAGAGTTGCGCTACTGATGCCAACATCGCCAGTCGATTGCCATTTCAAAACCTTCATAGCCAAATCTGACATTTCTTGTCTCCAATAAAAAACCGCCATCAGGCGGCTTGGTGTTCTTTCAGTTCTTCAATTCGAATATTGGTTACTTCTGCATGTGCTATCTGCGCCCATATCATCCAGTGGTCATAGCAGTCGCTGATGTTCTCAGCTTCGATAACTCTGTTGAATTGCTCTCCATTCCATTCGCCTGTGACTCGGAAGTGCATTTCTCATCTCCATAAAACAAAACCCGCCGTAGCGAGTTCAGATAAAAAAATCCCCGCGAGTGCGAGGATTGTTATTTTTGCGGTGCTGAGAGCCGAGCTGCTGCGCTTCAGCATCTGTGGACTCTCCCCATAAGCAAACAAGCACCCCGAAGAGCGCTTGTTTTATCTTTCAGCATAAGATAGCTATGTGCTGAATGACATACGAACGTATAATCTTCGCATGAGATATGTTAAAAGCTATCGCATCATTGGAGCTTGAAGTTGTCGATATCATCTACAAATTCCAGATACCCATCTTCAACGCTTTTTAAAACAAGTAAATGCTTAATTCCCTCACTTAATGAGGTTGGCCTTTCAAGCACAAACTCGAACCCATCCTCGTAAATTTTGCCTAACCAATAACCACCGCCATATTCTTTAAGCCTTTGAAAGAAAACATATCCTCCAGGCTTGAAATAATTGAGTGTCTCGTCTCTATAAACGATTTGGTAGTTAGGTACTTTGCCACCCATTTCAGCCACCATGAATACTGTGTTTTCATACAGTATAAATTAAAGCAAATGTTGGTCAATTTTGAGGGGTGAAATAATAACTTAACTCTGAAAACAAATTGTTTACGGCTTCTGCTATGGTTCAGTTTGATCAATAATCGCGAATGCTTTCGAACTGTCTTAACTCCTTATCAATCAGGCGTTTACTCTGCTGACGAGCTCGATGTTTACAGGTTCTCAATTCAGCATCATATCCGTTTCCTTTTCTGTAGCCTCGTGATCGACACAACGAACAGGTACAACCATCAACCGAATAGAATTTCCCAAATGGTTGCATTACTTTTCCTCCTGCGGTGGTTCTGGCAGTGGCATCCAGTGGGTTGGTAACCAAGATGCACCTGGTATAATCCATCCATCCTGCGCGTCTGGATGCCCTGGTATGTAGGTTCCCCATTTCATTCGCCAGTCACCTTTCCTACCAAACTCTCGAGCAACAAGAACTCCTGTTTTGCTATCCGGCATCCGCTCGCTACAGCTTATCCAGCCATCCGGAGTTACCGGAGAGTTGCCCGATAGCTCGTTCAACTTGTAAGTCTGGCTTACAGGTTCGACACCCTGATGCATGGCGGAGCGGCAGGCGTTCCATGCTCTCATTGCAAGAGTTGCCCGGTCCTCCTTCGCCATTCCGTTGATTTGCACAAAGTTGCATGCGGTGGAAAAGTTCATTTTTTCAGGCACTACCGGCGCTGGCGCTGCGGAGTAGAAATACGGCCTGATAGTCCACTTTTTATTCCAGAAATCCCGAGTTTTCTCAGCTTCCTCAAGTGTTGCAACACTACAGCCAACCTTTCCGCACTCTTTGATGACGTGGTATCCGGCTGGCTCTTGGTTATCAGCCTTGCGGCGCTCCTGTAGCTCACACAGGGCCGCTGCAACATAATGGCTATTGTGCTGATCAGCCCACTGAATGAGCCGAATCAGTGTTGCATTTGAAACGCGTTCGTCTGTTAGTTTGTTATTGCTAATAGTGGTCATGGGTTAGTCCTTCACAAAAATAATCCAGTGGGTTTTATCGTTCTTGCCGGTGCGCTGGCCAATAATTGGTTTCACGTCAGTAAGCGCCAGAATCTGGCTAACCGGAATCTGCGTTTCGTTCCATTTGAAAATGAGAACGCCGTGTGACCGCAATACACGGAAAGCCTCTTTGAATCCGGCGCGGAGGTCAGAACGCCACGTTTTTTTATTCAGGCACCCGTATTTTTTACCCATCCAGGCCGTTTGACCGACACGTTCCAGATGAGGCGGATCAAACACCACAACCGGAAACGACGAATCAGCAAACGATAGCGCGCGAAAATCAGCAATGAGGTCAGGACTGATAACCAGACGGCGACCGTCGCACAGGGTATGCTCTTCGGCGCGGATATCGGCGAACACGGCGCGGGAATCCTGTTTGTTGAACCAGAACATGCGAGAGCCGCAACACACGTCCAAAATAGTTTGCTGTGACATCACGACTCCTTAACCTTGATGCCAGCGGCGCGTATTTCGTGTATCGCATTGTCATTGCCAGCGCACCAACCCTCGGCGTAATCCCGGCTGAATCCGCTCAGGTGCATGACCTCATCAACGCTGCGTTTTGGTAAGTTGACAGCCCGCGCCTCCAGTTCTGCTATTCGCCGTTCTGCGGCTTCCAGCTTCTCGTAGAGAACATCCCAGCTTGTCGAGTTATCCAGAACCAGCTTTGTAACTCGCTCTTCACGTGATTTGTAATGCTCCAGCTCAACTCGCAGCTTCCCAACCGTAAGCGCAATATCCTCGTTCTCCTGGTCGCGGAGTTTGATGTATTGCTGTTTTTTATCCAGCTCATCCAGCATAGATGATTGAGCCTTTTGCCAAAGCTCCCAAGCCTTTTGCATAGTTGGTGAGACGTAATAGCCAAAGCGCTTGAATTGACTGGTGACCTTAACGGCATGGGTTTCGTTGTAATATTCTTCAAATTCTTCGCGCGACCTTAGCGCCTGTTTGTCGATGTTGCTCATTGGGCGGCTCCTTTGCGAATCTGTACGGCGTAGTCTTTTGCGAATCGAGCGGACTCGCGCCAACTATCAGCTATGTATCGATTAGCCTCATGCGCTGCCAGTGTGAAATATAATTCTGCAAGCTCATCAGCACCCTGCGCCCGCACTTCAGCCAGAAAAACGTCGGTGGCTGGGGTTTCCATTGCATCCAGTGCGCGAACACGGTGGTTTCTCTCAAGCACAGCCGCGTCAGGCTGGAGGATGTCGTTAAGTGCAGACTTCAGTCCCGCATTCTCCGCAGCCAGCGCCATAAATTTCTCCTCAAGTTCCGCATAATCAGACGCCAGAACCATGTCAACGCAGAACGATTCAGACTGTACCGGTGGGGATAAATCTGATGGGGATGCGGTGTAAATTTTTACCTGTTGCATTTATCTTTCCTCATTATCGCATTCAAATATTTATTCTCGTTAATAGAAGGAAATGAATTGCGCTGCAATAATTCCTCGCGTGTAGGCATTGGTTTAAATTTCATCCTAATAATAAGTTCGGCTGGTAGAATGTCGGGATTGTATGCAAGTCCTCTCATCGTAAATTCCTCAGTCATTACTGATAGCGCCATAACGCGAACGGTAATTTTTAAGGTGCGGGTCTATTTCAATGAATTGGGTGTAAGTGGCTTTGCGGAATGGCCTGATGGATGTCTGGTAAATGCGTTCGCGTTCTTCTTTTTCTGCAAGCCATATACAGTGACGAAATTCCTTTTCCTCTTTCGTTTCCTGCGGTAGCGACATTATCAGGTCGTAGTTTTTTCTGAATTTATCCAGCACCTCCGATACGGAATTGCCGGAACATCGGAGAGGATTGTTATAGTCAAACAATGGTTTTGTCATAATAATATGATATCCATTATACAATGTTTGTGGCTTGTTTGTATTTGCTATGTTTTTATGGCGTTGATTATAAGTGTCTCCATATTTTCTTGTTTTTAATTAAACCAACATGTGTGTGGCTTATATTGTATTCTCTAGCAATAATTCTGTTTGATCTGATATCTCTACGGATATCAAAAATCTTATCCTTTGTTAATTTTGAGTTACCGTTCTGTTCTCCTGTTTGATATTTTGCGCGTCCCTTATGACGCATATCTGCATTGTTGTCAGAAACTGTACCTACTGCTAGATGCTCTGGATTTACGCAAGATGGGTTGTCACACAAATGAATAACAACCTTTCCTTCTGGAATTATTCCTTTTCTAAACTCATATGATAATCTGTGAGCCTTAACTACTTTTCCATTAACGCTTATTCTTCCGTACCCTCTGCAACTCTTCCCAGCCATCCAAATATGGCACTCAGTTTCCATATTTTCAGGTACATACCCTGAATTAATGTCAACCTTTGCTAAAAATCTATTCTTTAATTCATGAAGATAGTTATGTGATAAATTTTCAATCATTTTAATTAACCACTAATATTTCAATAATCTATATCAAGATGGTGGATGTGTTGCCACGATTATTAAAATGGGATCTCATCGTCGAAGTTCATAGGAGGTTCGTTGTGTTGTGCCGGTGATGATTGCTGCTGTGGCTTCTGTGATTGCCTGTCGGCTGCTTGTTGTTTGTTGTCGCCAGTGCCTCCAAGCATTTGCATCACACCATTAATTCCAACATTAATCTCAGTGGTGTAGCGGTCTTGCCCTGTCTGGTCTTGCCACTTTCTGGTTCTCAGCATTCCCTCGAAATAAACCTGATCACCTTTTTTCACATACTGCCCTACGACTTCAGCAAGTTTCCCGACTACGGCAACACGATGCCATTCAGTCTGCTCCTTTTGTTCGCCAGTCTGTTTATCTCGCCACTGCTCTGATGTAGCGACTGTCAGGTTAGCGAACGCCGTCCCTGATGGTGAATAACGAACCTCCGGGTCTTGTCCGACCCGGCCTAAGATGATCACCTTATTTACGCCTCTACTAGCCATTTATGCCGCCTGTTTTAGTTCGTTAACTCTGATGTTCATTACCTGAACGCATTTTGTCTGCGCATCATCGTGACCATCCAATAATTGCCAGTCATGCTGATATCTCTCAATTAGCTTTTTCTTGTCAGTTTCTGTTGCTGCATAATCGCTGAAGTCTTTCAGGATTTGTTCGCAGTCAACCGATGGAGATTTCTGGTTGGTATTTTCTGGTGATGGTTGATTGCATGATGCTGGCATGGCCCAGTCCGGCAGCGATGGAGGGAGCCAGTAAAATCCTGTTCCATCCTTCAGTTTGGCCCTGTGCCATCCTTGTTTCTTATCACTGGATATCTGCGCAAAACCTTCCTCAAGGTTATACAGATACCGACCAATTCCCCACTGAACGGCAGCACGCTTCATTGCGCCGGAGCGGCCACCTTTGACGGCTTCTACCTGCGTGTTTTCAGCAGCATCCCATTTGGTGACCCATTCGGAATCAATCTTGATTGATATGCCGCACTCAACGCCGCCGTTGTTGGGAATATCGCGGTATTCATTGCGCCATCCTGCTTTGCCGCAAACATCGTCAAGGCGTTTCATGATTGCCCTGTTCGTGACATAAGCCAGCACCATAGCCCACACTTTTCCATCGCGTGTTTTACCGCTTTGCTGTATTCGCCATTCGATATCTTCAGGATTGAATGGGGCGTCGAATTTATTCAAATCCATAATTCACCTCAGAATGGTAATTCGGAAGGATTAGCCAGAAATTCACCTTTGTTTATTCGCTCGTTTTTGGCTAATGAAAGGCAATTTCTTTTCATCGATTTATTACCTGACTTGCGCCAGTACATTGCCTCTGTCAGGTGATACTGACGTTTTAACCTGCTCAACTCCGGTGTCCTTGCTAAATCCACTGGTATCATTTCAACCTCCATTCGCGAAAGGCTTCTACAGCTTCGCGATACATTATTTTGTCACCAAGATAAACAGCAATTGCGAATTTAGACTGAATAGCCATAAGTGATTTATCCATTACACGGCACTCCTGGTTGATTCAGGATATCGACCAGACGTTTCCATCCGGCCCGTAATTTTCTGGTGATACGCTCTAAAAGTGATTCATTAAGGTGTGCGATACCCATGACGGCACCGCCCGCGATAGCAAATGTCATCGTGGGATTCTCCATTTTCATTTATTGGCATAGCTAAAACGCCTCGATATGAAGCGCTGTGGATATGCGATAAAAAAGCCGCCCTGACTGCGAGCGGCAAATAACATCAAGGGATGATTTTTCGATTAACCAGAACGAGTCGTCGTCCTCGTTTGGTTACGAGCGAAATTGCTCACATAGCAGACTCGTAAATCTGCTATCGGTGCTTATTCGCTGACAAATTTGGTAAGACTTTCGTGTAGCGAAACCAAAATTTCATCATCAAACCCATCAAGTAATGCTTGTTCGATAAGTTTGATAATTTCTGATGCCTGCTCTTTATTTATTTCCATCACTCCTCCCCATCGCTTTTAACCCAATCAGGCCATTCTCCGGCCCCGAGGTAAAAGTCAATTATCGAAAGCAATCGTGGATAAAATTTTAGAGCTTTACGACCATCCATCTCAGTAATTTCCTGCTTACTATATTTTCTCCATTCCTCAACTGTGTGGTTCTGGCACCCTGCTCGTACATATTCACCGTTCGTTATACTTATGAAGTATTTCTCACCCAGGATTACGAAAGTGAGATCAGGCAGGTCGGCACCGTGCAG